CGGCGCGGGCTGCACGGGCGATGGAGAAGTCCTTGGTGGGATCACCAGTGAGTTCCGTGCCGGGGAGGTTCCAGCGGTTGTTCTCGATCTCCAAGGCCTTGTTGACCTGTGCGCCGAGATCCTGGAGTTGTTTCTCCAGGGCGTCGAGCTTCTGGCTGTCACGTTCGGCGGCGTCCTTTTCGAACTCCTCCTTGAACGCAGACATCTTCTCGTTGATCACAGGGACCAACTTGTCTACCAGCGTCTCGATGTGGTTGGGGGTGTCCATACTAGGACTCCTTCTTACTGTTGAGGTGCTTGCGGAGAGCCTCGTCAAAGGCATCTCCAAAAGTATCGGTGTCGGTGCCGCTTGCCTCTTCGGTGTTCGGTGTACCCCCGTCAGGGTCACCCACGCGATTCATCTTGGCGACTGCTCCCGCAAGGTTGTCCACGGCATCAGTGAAGGTCTCACCGATTTCCTTGATCAGTCCCTGCAGGTGTTCCATCACAACTTCGTCAGTGTTGACTACTGCGGTGATGGTGTTCTTGGTGATAGGCGCGAAGTGCGCCTTGAGCGTTGCCGTCTCGTCATCGGTTAGCGATTCGAGAAGGTCTTCGAGGTTTCTGTCCATGACTTCAGACGGTTGGGTTTTGGGGATGACGGCGAACGACACCCTGCTACGCTTGTTTGAGCGAGCGATGCGGCGTGCATCCTCCTCTGTGATCGAGATCGCGTTCTCCAGGCAACGCTTCTGGTCCTCAGGCAAGTCCTTCCACACAGCGTTCGCTGCATCAAGGATCGGCTGCCGTTCGAGGCCCAAGTGCTTGAGTGCTGCGGGGTTCGCCGGGATCGGGACGATGCTGTTCTCCAACAGCTCAACGTCCGTGAACATCGCCCCGAACTTGCCCAAGTCGAGTGCAATGCGCTCCTTCTCGTCCTTCGGGAAGCGCATGCCGCCTTCCTTCGGGATGAAGCCAACGCTACGCGCAGGCAGCGCACCAGCCTCAACCATCTTGAAAGCGATGTCCGCTTTCGGGTTGATGCCCTCGTCCAGGAACTGCTCGTCACCCATCAACGCCATCTTCTCGCGTGTGTTGCGTGAACGACGGACGTTGGCCACTGTGCCGACCGGGAAGTCGTTGCTGTCGTGGAACAGCAGCAGCACTGGGTTGTTCTTGAAGTTCTCTGTGTCCCAGCCGATGGTCTTGATCCGGTCGCCCGACCGGTCCTTGTCCTCGGTGGACATCGTCACACCCATGACCATGCGTTGGGTCTTGTTCGTGCTGATCTGCTTGCATGTCGAGAACGCATGCTGCATGTGACCAGGGTCCGACTTGATCGCAATCAGGTCAGCAGTGGAGATGTGGCTTAGATCACTGGTTGTCGCGATGCCTGCCCGAATGAGCGCGGCTACGTCTTGGATGTTGCTCATTTGGTTAACGATCCTCTACGAGGACGGGGATGGTCTGGCAGCGGCAGTTGATGATCTCTTCGGGAGGGCCGTTCGGATCCTTCGGGTACAGGAGGTTGTGCTTGAACTCCTCGCCGATGGGACGGATCTGTCCGTTCAGGTCAACGTGCGTGTGTCGCACTGCATCGTCGCCCGATGTTGACCAGCGGTGCGAACGGATGCCGTCAGCCTTCATGATGTTGTAGCGCCCCGTCGCGACTGCTTTACCGACCTCGGTGCGTGCAATGGCGTTCGCTCTCGCTTCCTTGTTCGCGAAGACGCGCTTCAGGTCATCGGTCAGCTCCGGCAGTACATCAGCGATTGCTTCGGGCAGGCTGATGAGGGACGGGTTGGCTGTTGCGAGGTGATCACTGATGATCTTGCTGACTTGCTTCGCGAGCGTCCCGTTGACATCGCCCGAGAGCTTCAGCACTTGGCGCTCGATGATCCGGCGCGTGTTGTGCGAGTCAGGCTCAGAGTGGTCGCTGCCCAAGGCAGAGTCCATGTCGGCGGTCGCCTCGTTGTAGCTGCGCTCGATGTGCGGCATGGAGCGGTCGAAGAGCTTCTTGGCCCACTCGATGGGATCGAGCAGCAACAGGTCAATGATCGAGCGGAGTGAGAACTCCTTCTCGATTGTGTCTGTGCTGGACGGGGCCTTGGCTGTCTGGTTGGCGATGGCCTTCAAGCGGCTGCGCAGCGCGAGGTGGTACGACCGGAAGTACCGGTTCATGTCCTTGCGCATCGCCTTCTCACGCGGCTCAAGGATCTTCGACTCGAAGGTCTTCTGCCACTCGGAGGGGACGAAGGTACTCCGAAGTTGAGTAGGACTCGCCTTCGGAGTACGCGGCTCTGCGAGTTGCGAGTCGGGCTTGTCCGGTGCTCCGGGTGGTGCTGCCGCCGGGGCCTGCATAGGCGGCGGCTCAGGCGGATCGACTACCGTCTCCAGCGTGGAGGTCGCGGCAGGCATGAAGACAACTGTACTCAGCGGCTTCGGCGTAGGAATGCCAACCAGATCCGCTGCTCCCTGATCCGACAGACCGTTCGCGCCAGCAGCCAGCTCCGCCCACAGGCGCAGCTTCGAGTCCATGTCTTCCTGCAGCGCGGGAACGTCAGTGAGGTCGTGACGCAAGAAGACGTTCGCGTAGCGGCTGTTGGAGAGACGCCGGATGAACGACTCATTGATCACCTCCTCGATGTTCGTCAGGTACGCCTGAACACCACTGGGGCCTTCCCAGAAGATCTCGACCGCTGTCTCGATGTTGTTGTAGCTCGCGTTCTCCAAAACACCAACGATGGGCGGGGGTACGCCCATCACGGAGAGGATCTTGTCGCGTGTCGCCTCAAGGAGCTTGGTGTACTCCATGTCCTTCGGCTTCATCGGGTTGACTTGGACCTTCGCGCCAGAACCAGAGACGATCTGGTACTTGCCGGCGTTGTCCTTGTCGGTGATGATCGAATCCAGATCCGACTGCGCCTTCTGACGCACACCCTTGTCCATGTCGCGGTCGAAGATGATCCAGCCGCCCGGATCGCCCGAGTTCTGCAGCAGCGCCTCCTGGTAGCGTTGCGCCGCGAACTCCATGTTCATGTCGCGCAACAACACTTCTGCCTCACCGATCCCGCGTGCGGGGTTGTTCGGGTCGTAGGTGATGAAGTGAACCACCGCGTGCTTGGGGAACCACTTGAAGTCAGGTGCCTGCGTGTGCGTGGGCGGGTCTGTGCTGAGACGGTCAGTGATCGAGATCGGTGCTTCTGCCGTGAAGCTTGGCGTGATCTGCCACGGCCAACGGTACGCAGCCGGGAAACCCATCTCGTCGCGCAGGATGTCCACGATGCGCCCACGCCAAGGAACGATCTGCGCGGGGACTTCACCGGGGCGGATTGGGTTGTTGTTCTCGTCCAAGAGGAACCAGATGTCCTCGCCGTCGAGCTTGCGGTGGGTGAGACCCGCATCCCGGAACTGGTTGATCGTCTGGTTGACGTTCGGGCGCTTCGCGAGCAACTGGTACAGCGGGTCCGTCTCAGGCAGCAGGGTCGCTGACTTCGAGTTCTTGCGCGGGTCACCCTGCCAGAGCTGCGGAGGTACGCTGGTGACCGATGAGGCCAGCGCCCGAATGCAAGCAAAAACCCAACCGTTCTCGGCGTACGGCTGGGTCAGGTGGTCGGGGCCGAGCAGCTCCGGGAACATGGCCAGGAACGACTGGGTGGTTCCCTTGATGTGCGTCGGCTCGCCGCGCCGATTCTGCTGGTTGGGGTTGGCCTGTGGCGGAGCCAAGGGCGGTGGCCGGTGGATGAAGCTCGCCGCATGCTTGATCTTCAGCTGCGCGTAGTTCTTGGCCGTCGCATTGAGGATCGGGTGTTGCTGGAAGGTGCCCACGAAGGGGACGCTAGCGACGGATGAAGGGAGGTGGTAGGGTGAGCTAGGAAGTTTCTTTTCGTTTACAGAATGGCCGGTGGGGCGGGTGCTTTGGCCCAACCCAGCGGTCCTTGGCCCCCTGGGCCTGATCGGTTGAGCGCATGTCTGGTGAGATCCGCTTCGGCAGTGTTGGGCGCCCCCGTAAGCGCGTAGGAGGAGCTTTGGGCTCCGTAGTGGGCACACGGGTCTCTGAGGAGGTCCGTGCCCGTACAGAGGCTCTGGCGAAGTCAGAGGGTGTCACGCTGGCCGAGTGGGTCAGGCGGCTGGTCGAGGAGGAACTGGAT